GTGATCTCTTCAAGTTCTTTTTCATAATATTGAATTTCCTTTTCCTTACGAAGCCTTTGGTCAATCAAGTCTGTAATAAAAAGAATCTTGCGATCACTCATATTAGGTCGCTCCATTTTTCAAGTTTTTTTAACTTTTCTTGAACTCTATTATCTATATCTTCCCAACTTACCATATCCCACTGTTGCATAAGTTGAATCATACAATAGACATCACCAAGTTCTTCTACCAATTCTTTTTGCATATGCACAGCAGTTCCTTGGCGCAAAATTTTACTACAAACCATTTGTAGTTCTGCACATTCTTCCATGGTAATAACCATTAACTGTTGTTTGGCATCAAGTTCTTTCATGGATTTAAAATACCCATAACATAATTCTCCGCAGCATCCTCTGCATAGTATTCACTATGATCATATAGTGGTCGAGTCTCAATAAGATCTTCGCCTTTGTACATCTCGATATAATATCCTTGTTCATTCTTCATGACGTGCGCCATTCTATCAGAATATTGATTGTCGCCCCAATATGTGCTTAACTGTGGACCTTTGTAAATCATAGTTTGAAATCCTTAAATTTTGACATTTCCTGATGAGTTTCTGATTTATCAAATACAGGTGTATCGTCTGTTAAACTCTGTTCGCTTTCATCTACATCATACAACCGCATTTTTGATCTATCTACACCGATAACAAATCTCTTATTCATAGTCGGGTCATTATATCTATTCTTCAACTGTTTAACCATCATCTGCCCAAGATTTTCAAGTTCTTCAGTCGAGATAAGAGCGAACATGAGGTCGGCAGTCGCCGGAAGTCCAAACGATTCAGACGTATCCTCCAGTCCAACATCCGAATTCGAATAGCCAGAACGAGTAGTCTGAGTCGCACTAAAAAGTGGGACATTGAACTCGACCGCCAAACCACGGAGTTCCTCTGCAATCGCCTTAATATAGTTGTAAGAATTGATAGCACCGCCCATACCTTTCATTCTTGATGATGCGCATATATTTAGATAGTCAATAAAAATGATATCTGGTTCAAATTGCCTTTTGAGTTTCAGTTCGTTAAGTAATGCGCGGAAGTGCCCAGTATGTGCAGATCCTGTAGGATATTCTTTAATAATCAGTTTCCCTGTAGTTTTACGAGCGATGTCTTCAACTTTAGTTCTAAACATTTCTCGTGACAAGTTATTTAACTGATCAATCGGAACGTTAAGTAAGTTCGCATCAATCCTTTCGGCGATACGTTCTTCTGCCATCTCCATAGTAATGTATAGAACATTCTTACCTTCTACCAAAGCACCAGCAGCGACATGACACATAAATAAAGACTTGCCAACGCCAGTACCTGCAAGGGCAATGTTAAGTGTTTTATTTGGTACACCACCCTTCGTAATCTTGTTAAAATACTCGAGATCAAATGGGATACGATCTTCTTCGGTGTGATAGAAATCAAAACGTTCTTCATAGTTTTCAACATAGTCGTGACCCACATTAGTATCAAATGCAACACCAAGTGCTTTACTCAACAGATCAGGCAATGCACCTTTGGTCATTGTTTCGTGTTTGCCATCGATAATAGAGATGGATTCCATAATAGCATTATAGATCGCTCTATCCTGACACCACTTCTCTGTATTATCTATTAACCATTGCCCATCAATTTTTTCTTTAGAAAATAATTGTGGAATAATATCTACAGCAATTGTATATTGTTCACCAGTCAGTCTATCCGAGTTATCAAGTTCAATCTTAAATGATTCGGCAGTCGGAAGTTTATTATATTTGCCAACATACTTGCCTGCTTCTTTAAATAATATACGATAGACACCCTCAAAATAATCTGGTTTGATGAAAGGAAGAACCTTCCGCATATATTCTTCATCGGTTAGAAGATTTCGTAGGATAGTCTGTTCAAGATTAGTTTGCAAGTCTTACTCCAAAATTTTATGATATCGATATTATACCTCATTCAAATTTAATTGTAAAGATAATAATTATCGTTCTAAATAAATATTCCAACTGATACTCATCCTAGTCGAATCAGTTTCATTTACATAAACTCCATGCGGCATCCACCCAGGAAACATAATCATTTGCCCTTCCTTTGGTGTAATATCTATTCTTAGGTGTTCGTGGTTATATATTTTGCTACTGTGAGCAGCGAGATTAGGATTATCAAAAAAGAAATCACCATCATCTCTACTTGTTTTAAACCAATAAACACCAGATATATCGGCATCACCATGATTATGAACTATAGTGAATTGCCCTTTAACGTTTCGAGTAATCCAAGAAGTTTTGGTATATTTTCTTTTCCTATGTCCAAGAGCATTCAAATACATTGAGAGAGACTTATCTATGCTTTCTTCTAGATAGGTCAATCCGAAATCTTTTATATGATCCTCACCGAAAGTTTTTGTACTTAGGTCGTGAGAGTATCCCCACTGTGTAGTGGGGTGAAACTCAACAGAATTTTCTACAGCATTAAATATTTGCTCTTGACATAAATCAAAATTATCAACATATGCCGAGTAAGCTTGAACTGGAAAAATATCTACAAGTTTCATTACTCATCAGACTCTGTGATAACCGCAGAAGAATTTTCTACAGCATCTTTTAATATTTGCTGAAGAACATCACCTGCCCACATTTGCAAGTCTACATCTTCAGAAGTTAAGTTTTCATCTGGAGAAGATTCTACAAAGAAATCGAAGTTTAGATAAGCATCTTCATCTCCATCTTCTACATCAGTTCCTTTATCATTTGCTAGACTAATCGTGCCATATTGAATTACAGTTTCATTGAATGGACCTTCTAGAAGTCTAACTTGCCAATGTTGATCACCAGCACTTCCGGGAATCAACTGATATGTAACGTTTTCTTTATGCGGAATCGGCGAGTAAAGACTCATGATTTTCCCTCCCTCCGATAGCGAATTTTTCCTTGATATAACTCGTGAAATCGGTTTCTTCAAAGATTGGTTCCCAAAAGGAGGGTTCCAAAGTATCCTTCTCTCGGACTTTTGGGTCGACCAGTTCTCCAGTCTCTCTATCAACACGGCAATACCAACCATTACTAGGCTTAGCAACATAATTGCCTGATAAAGCGACGTCGAGTAGACCACTATGAGATTGCACACCGCCATCCCAAGAAACAGAAATAGGAATTTTTGATTTTTCCCTAACATATCTCGATTTCTCCACGTTAATTACAAAGTGATAACCTTTGATCTCTGTACCAACTTTATCTTGCTGGCGACCAAGGATCCAAATATTATCAGCAGAGTAATAGATTCCTGTACCACCCGAAACAACTGCTTTCGGGAATAGTCCGATCTCCATATATGTGTGATTCACCGCGATCATCGGAATATCTTTCATATTCAGATAAGGCGTACACATACGGAATAAACCCTTCAGTGCTTTTGCTCGCGACATATCAGCAACTGATTTTTCATTGATAGCATCATCTAATTCTTTTTTAGAAGCAAGATTACCAACTGAATCAATCATGATGATAACCTTATCACCACGATCAATATTTTCAAGTTGTGAAATGATATCAAATTTAAGTTCTTCTACGTTTGTAATCGGAGTGTGAAGGACACGAGAAGTGTCAATATCAAACTGCTCAAAATATGATTGAGGTGAACCAAACTCCGAATCATAAAAAAGTAAAACCGCATCCTTATATTTTTTAAGATAAGCAGACGCCATAATAAGACCGAATGAAGTTTTAAAATGTTTGGATGGACCTGCCAACACAGTAAGTCCTGGCGCCAAACCGCCGTCGACAGAACCAGACAAGGCAACGTTAATCATAGGAACGTCAGTTGCTACCATATCTTTTTCTGTAAAAAATTTAGAATCAGAAAGAATAGAAGTTTCCTTCACCTTACTGTTCTTTTTTAGTTTATCCATAATACTCATGGGTATCTCCCTTCAATATAATCTCTAACGTCAACTGTTGGTTCCCAACCGAGTTCTTTTAAATATGTGTTATCTGCAGTATTATCTTGTGCCTCACACTCATATCCTTCAAAAACTTCGATGGCTGGATATTTTAATCGGGCAAGATCTAAAACAACGTTATTAGTTCCTGTTCCAATATCATACGCATCTCTGAGAGGAACTCCAGGGAATAGATGTGGGGATAACATTTTAAGCATGATAAGTTCTATCGCTTTGATAACATCATCCACATGAATGAAATCGCGCAAATGCTGAGTGGCATACTTTAATTCACCTCTCATCAATTTACCGACAAACATAGTATCTCTCGCTCCATCACCATAGACAGTTGTAAATCGTAAACCAACTTGTCCAGGAAAAGCAGTTTCTTCATTCACTTTTTTACTAATCCCATATGGAGATTTATGCCAAGCATGAATACAAGATGATGAGGCATACATCAAAGGAATACGCAAATGATGACAAGTCATTTGAATGTTTGTAGTTGGGGTGACATTGTTATGCCAATATTCATCTGGATGTTCAATACTCCTACGAACATCAGCATCTGCCGCGAGATGGATAACGAAATCAACATTATCTAATGTAAAGTCGTGAATGTTTTTTCCGATTTTTCTATCCCACGGTATGATGTGATGTCCGTTTAGTTCTAGGAAATTTTTCAAGTGGTAACCGATAAACCCACTTGATCCTGTAATTACAATATTCATATTACCTATTTCTTTCAATCATAAAGAACTATTATACTATAATATTCACACAAAGTAAATACCTATTTCTTCAAATCATAGATCTTTTGTTCTTCTGGACTTGTAGCATATGTTTGATATGCCATGTCTGTCTCAAGTTGTTTTATCCTGTTTTTCAATTCTTCAATTTCTTTGGTCAATCGCATATTATTGTATTCCACATTTTCACCAACGATTTTACGTTCTAAATCATACTGTTCTTTAATCCAATCTTGAATTTGAGACATTACGTTCTCCCTGATTCTGACACACGTTTTCTTAAATCACTTGACGAAAACCTGTGTTCTCTTTTGTTGAAATGTAAATCGATATCCAATCGTCTACAAATATCTCTCCCAGTAAATTCTTTATCACGATATTCATCACCAAGAATTCTAATATCAATATGATACATTTGTAAAATATCTTCTAAATCTAATTCTGTAGAGTATGGGATAATCTCGTCCACATAACTCACAGCTTTCAACTGAGTGTAACGTTCTACAATCGTTTGAACTGGTGCATTTTTTTCTGGACGGTCTACACTTGGGTCGACTTGTAATCCACAAATTAAATAATCACAATGTTCTTTTGCTTCACGTAACATTTGTACATGACCTGCATGTAATAGGTCAAATGTGCTACAAGTAAATCCTATTTTCATTTTATTCTCATGTATAATTAAATGCTATGGAGATCCTAGAATCATCTTCATCTTCAGTGATGTTAGCATCTACTCTATGTTTTAACCATGGTGGGAATAATATCAATTGCTTTTCTTGTGGTGTCCAAGAAAATGTTGACCAAGAGTCTGGTGATTTATTGTTACCAGCATATTGTTCCCAAACGAACTGGCAACCATCGTTTCTGCAAAAAACAATATTACCACTATTCTCAGGAACTTTTAAATAAAACGTTCCTGATACGATTGATCCTGGATGATCGTGTTCGATATTGTAAGAATGCTTTCTGTTTACATTTATCCAAAACTGAGCGATCTCTGGAAGTTTTGGTATACCAATAAATTTATAATAATCTAAAACATGCATATCAATTTCATCGATGATAGGTTTGAACATTTTAGGAAACATTCCTTGTGTGTATCCTAATGATTGCCAACCCAATCTATTTGAAACTTGTCTTCCAGAACCACTTTCTTCTTCGTTGTGGATAAAATCTACAAGTTCATCTTTATCATATTCACAACTTAGTTTGCCATGAATTATACTAGTAATAAAGATATTTTCTTTTTTCATCATGCAAAGAACTCTTCTAATGTACTTTCAACTTTTTTATATTTACCATTAGATCTATCCTTGAGTCTCAATTCAGCATGACCTGTGGTTTCTCTAATGTATTTAGAACATAAGTCAGGATATCTACGAACTAATTCATCTGCAGATTTATCGATCCTCTCTACAGTCCTTTCAACTTGCATACCCCCATCCTCTGTGTAGTATTTAGAAATGACTGTAATATTATCTAGTCTACAAACAGATCCGTCTTTTACATAATGCTGTAAAGTTCTTTCGAAATCTTCTTTATCATCAAGTTGAACATATAGATCCGGATCATGACTGTTGATATTACCCCAACAAGAACCGATGCAATAATACAACCCAACCTTTGCTTCGTAGTTCATAAAGAAAGCATTTGATGCCGCATACACGCCACACAGACTGTTGTTATTTTCTTCCATAAGTTTTTTCATTGGAAGAAATACTTCAGACATGACGTCGTCGACATCAATCATTTTCTTTTCGTTGTTAGGATCTTTCTTTTTGAAAGAAGA